ATAGTTCTCAAACTTGTCAGCATAGCCATTGAGCTTAAGAGTCTTTTCAGCACTTTCTGCAATGTCTCTAATTCTTTGTTCGGCAGTTTCTCCTTCAATAAGGTAACCACGTTCAAGGAACTTCCTTGAATCTTTATTAAGCCAATAGATGTTGTCTGTCATGTTGTGTTATTTATTATAATTGAAATCTGTCTTTACTCAAGGATATTTCTTTGTTTTCTTTTAACCCATGCTAGTTTCATTTTTTCTCGAGCAGATTCGGAGTGAGTTTTGCCAAACATATTGTTGTTGGGACCTTTACTTCTTTGTCTAAGTTTTTGTCTAGTTTCTTCCCTTATAGGGTTCAACTCATGAACCTCTTTCATTTTTTCGGAATGAATTTTTCTGTTTTCGTCTGTCCAATATATAGCGTTGTGTAATCGTTTTTTCTCTCTCATTTCCATAGAATTCCACAATCGATTGTTCTTTCTCCGTGAAGCAATTCTTTTTGCGTGAGTCTCTTTGCTACGAGTTCTTTTTTCTTGGTTTTGTTTTTCAATCGTTTCTTTGGCCTTTGGCTTTCTCATCTTTTGTTTTGTGGATTCTGATAGTTTATATCCACCTTTGTTTACAAAGTTTCTGCCGCCATTGTGTCTGTTATAGAACATTGTATTTTCGGCTGCATTAACTTTTGCTAAAAATCTCGTTTCGTAAGATAATGCTTGTTCGGGGGTCTCAAAGTGTTTTATTCTGATAATAGCAAACGAACTCAATCCGTCTTTTTGAATTAAGTCTCTAATAACCTTAGATGTTGTTTGATAACCTTTCTCGGTCATTAAATTAGAAGAATCGGCTTTTGAGTTTATTTTACATCCAGCGTAATACTTTTGATGTAATATATGTTTTATAATATAAAAATATGGTCGGGACATATCTTTACTTATACTAAAAGACCTGTAGACTATTAACTAAATAATGAGTCTTCATCAAAGCATTGATTTTTTTTAGCGTATTCCGTCGGCTTGCAGTGGAAAAAGTCAGTCATATTGTTTCCCCATAACTCTTCGGAAAACCACATTGTACTAGATATAATCTCTTTATCAACTTCAAAAGCTGTAGGAAACCCAATTCCTTTTAAAGATTCATTAATTCTATCTTTTACGAATTCTTTTAGAATTGGAGCAGAAAGATGTTCCTCATTAATTCCATTGACCATCCAATCAATGATGTTAGCCTCAGCTTTAAATGCTTCCTCAGCTTCATGGAGGACTCTGTCTTGAAGATCTTGATCAAACAACTCTGGATACTCTTCTCTGATTGTATTAATAATCTTTGTGCCAACAAGACCATGAATATTTTCTTCATTACGAGTATACTTTACTTGCTGATCTGTATCCTTGAGAACGTTTTTAAAGCGTGCAAACCAATTGATTACATAGAACTGACTAAAGAGTGATACATTTTCAACAAAGAGAGTAAAAAGAATAATAGCATATAGATACTGCTTCTTGGAATCCTTATAGCACCTCTTTGTATACTTCTTAAGATACTTAACTCGACCTTGAATCCATTGAAGCTTAAGATTTTCCTCAAATACGTCTTCAAGACCAAGAACAGAAATTAAACGCTCATAAGCATTATTATGAATAACTTCTGTATTTGCCATAACATATCCAAGATCTTGAATAGCTGGATGTGGTAAGTGTTCCCCGACCTGAGCCCAGAAGGACTTTACGGATACTTCAATTTGGCCAATTGCAGACAAGCAACGAATAATGGCTTCTCTTTCTTGTTCTGTTAAATTAACTTTAAACTGTTGTACATCAGACTTAAAAGAGAATTCTTTATCTGTCCAAAATCCATTGTGCATTGATTCAATGAACTCTTCAGTCCATGGATAAAGGTTTGGTTTACGGCTAATTTGTTCGTCGAATATTTTCATAGATTTATTTAGAGTCGGGATATAGGTTGTGCGTGAATAGATTGTACTGCCTTTTTCAGAAACTTCTATTTAATTTTTGAAATTTCCGCCACCGGGCTTGGTGTCGTCCCAATTGTTGCTATTAGGAATAACAACGTTCTTGTTCTTGAGATTTATATCAAATCCCTTTGCGTTGTTATTTTGTTCTGTTTCTTGATCTTTTGGACCATGAACTTTGTTTTTGCGAACAAGACTATCAGGTACAGGACCTCTATTATTACCATCATCTTGCACAACAACTACTTCAATAGGAACAGTCATTGGGTTTCTATAAAGGCCAGGAGCATATTCGATGTAAATATCAAGAAAAACACCATCTGGAGCTTCAGAGCCACCAACATAGTTTTGAGTAGTTGTAGGATAAATGCTCTTTACAGCTCCAACTCTAAGATTTAAATCGAAGGAAGGTTCTTGGCAAGCACGAATAATATCAATATACGACTGACCTCTATTTTTAATATAAGGGTGATCGTAGCAGTCATCTTTAAAGCGGACACGATCACCAACAATTACACCACCCATTTGGAATCTCTCCAATTCTTTTTCTAGTAATACATCAAATTGACTCATACATTTATTTATCAAGGACACTCTTATTATTCGACTTTAATCTATTAACTCCTATAAGTAAATTTGTGGCAATCGCACTACCAAATCTACAAAAAATAGCAGACCAATTAAATGCTAATAGTCCAACCATATATACTGATCTTCATTTAGATTTTGCTGTGGATGGTGTGTATAACACAAATTTAAACTATACAGTTCTAGGAAATGATCTTAAGGCTGATTATGATGAAAAAGCCATTAAAAATTCTTTAATGAATCTCTTTAATACTAAACCAGGACAGAGATTCTTATTTCCTTTATATGGATTAGATTTAAATCAATTTCTTTTTGAAGCTATTACTCCAATGAACGCCCAATTAATTGGAGAAAAAATCATAAACAATATTGATAGATTTGAACCAAGAGTTAATACCTTGAATGTTAATGTCGTAGCAGACGAGGATAATAATCGTTACGATATAACAATCGTAGTTAAAATTCCTGTTTTTAATACGGTAACCTCTATAAATACTGTATTAGATACAAAGACTCAATCCTTTATATACTTAGAAACTCCAAGAAATAGATAATGAATTCCACAAACTCCACAAACGAATATCCTCTTCCTTCTAACAGCTATGCAGCGTTTGATGCAATCAGCTTAAGAAATCTTGTTATTCAGAGACTTAATGATAGAGGTTTATTTACAGATCAAAATTATATTGGTTCAAACTTAGCATCTATTATTGATATTATTTCTTTTTCTTTTAATACTTTGATGTTTTACTTGAATAAGACAAGTACAGAATCAACTTTTACGGAAGCTCAACTATACGAAAATATTAATAGAATTGTAAAATTGCTTGATTACAAACCAATTGGATATCAAACATCAACTCTTGTATTTCAAGCTTCAGCAAATGCAGCATTTTCTTCTGGAAGTTATACAATTCCAAGATATTCTTATCTTACGGTTGGAGGAGTTGCTTTTTCATTTAATGAAGATATTTCATTTAAAATTGCAAAAGATGGTGTTATAACACCTCTTACAGATTTAACTAACACAAAGCTCTTATATCAAGGAATCTATAGAGAAAATCCATTATATACTGCAGCTGGAGATACTAACGAAGTAGTATCAGTTAATATACCAAATAGTTTATTGGATCATTTTAATATTGATGTTTATGTATACGAAACTGAAGCAGCTCAATGGATACAGTATTCAAATATTCCAAACTTGTATACAGAAACAGCGTTTGCTAGATCGTTTGAAAAACGGTTGAATCAAAATTCTGTATATGAAATTACATTTGGAGATGGTATAAATGGAAGAAAGCTTAAGGCTGGAGAACGAGTTGCTATATATGCACTTCAAAGTTCTGGAGATAATGGAGTTGTTGGTCCAAATGCTTTAAGCAATGTCATAACTCCTGTTATTTACAATACTACAACCTTTAATAATTTGTGGCTAGATGTTACATCTGCTGAACAATATCAAAAAATTACACCAGAAGATTTTAAAAGTATAGTTTTTAATAATAATGTTGGATCTACTTTTCCAATAGATGCAGAGGGAGTTGAAAGTATTCGCAAGAATGCACCAACAAACTTTAAGAGTCAATATCGTCTTGTAACAGCAAAGGACTACGAATCATATATTTCTACAAATTTTGCAAATATTATTACCGATGTAAAAGTATTTAATAATTGGGATTATACTGGAAAATATTTAAAGTATTTTCAAGACACTCAAGTATCTCCAACAGAATTTAAACAAATATTACTCAATCAAGTTCTTTATTCGGATGCTTGCAATTTTAATAATGTTTATATTTGTGCTAAACCTAAAGTATCTCAAGGTTCAACTATGAAATATTTGCTACCTGCTCAAAAGGAAGTAATTGCTTCAAATGTTGAAGCATTTAAAGTCAAGGTAGTGTTAACTACACTCCTTGCAA